GAAACAACTAAAATTCCTGATAACCAAGCCGAGATTGATGCAGCCGAAGCACAGAATGCCGAGGCTAATGAAATCAAAGCACTCCTTAATGAACTCACCTCTGCAGAACGCGTAGCCCTTGATGACCAACGTGTTACCGACGGTCTTGCATTGCTGGTAAGCCGTGGGTTGCTTGGTGCTGAACGACCTGCTGAAATCACTGCGTATGATCGTCCTTTCCCCGGAGGTGAGTGATGACGCTTAAGTGGTTTTCAAGCTATGCACCAGTAGACGAGGAGTTTGATAATGTCTCACTCCTCCTCCACGGTGATGGAACGAACGGCAGCACCACGATTGTAGATAGCAGCTCTAGCCCTAAGGCTGTGACTGCTGTTGGTGACGCACAGATTAGCACCGCTCAAAGTAAGTTTGGTGGTGCGAGTATTGCATATGATGGGAATGGGGACTATCTTTACTCATCCTCAAGCGACTATACATTCAGGACAGACCCTTTTACCATTGAGATATGGGCAAGATTCAATGCAATAAGCGATCAGTGCCTTTTTGACTCCCTTCCCCTCGGAGAACCTGGGATAAGATCTAATGCTTTTGTTTTGGTGCTTTCAGCAGCGGGAAAGCTTGATGTTTTTAGCTCTGGTAGTTTTCGTGGCGCATCAACAACAGCCCTAGCGACGGGGCAGTGGTATCACATAGCGCTAGTGCGAAGTGGTAATACATGGTCGTATTATTTGAATGGAACTTACGACGGTGGGTTTAATTATGTCGTCGATGTAACTACCAATACCTTTCTGCAAGGACGAATTGGGGATACCGCTGCGTATTATCTCAACGGATACATCGACGACCTCCGCATCACAAAAGGCGTTGCACGTTACACCCAAAACTTCACCCCGCCAACCGCACCATTCCCCGATCTTTCACCTAGCGGCAGGGTAACCATTGAAGACAACAGTCTCGATGTTGATGCACGTCAATACATCATCAACGTAGAAGAACAAGACGGCCAACCACTTGAAAGCGGTGTACGCACTGCAATCAATGATTTTGTCGTTGGCTGTAAATCTGACGGCATCTGGAACGCAATCAAAGCGTCTTGCATCCTTGCTGGTGCTAGGACGCTTGATGGAGCGTTAGTGCCGCTAGTGGGTGGTGCTCCGACGAATTTTAACTTTACTGCTGTTGATTACGATAGGAAAACGGGTCTAATTGGAAACAGTTCAAATAAAAGCTTGGATACAAACAGATCAGTTACAGAAGATCCTATATTAAATTGTCATATCTCTGCGTTTTACGGTGCTGGTAGCGGAGTCGCTCTTGGGAGCACTGGAGGAGACAACAACGGATCTGGCGCTACAGTCCTAAATACTACCCCGCTAGGCGGTCGTTTAAGAAATAACACTTACACTGTAAGTTCAATATCGGTCGTTGCGCCAAGTTTTTGCGGGTTTAATCGAGGTGCTACAAACAATTTAACATTTGAAGCTAGAGGTGGCGGCCAATCGCAGACTTTATCTGCAACAATTAGCAGCTTCGTTGGATCTGGTAATTTATATACTCATAGATTTTCTGGTGTAGGGTTTGACAGTTACTCTAACGCCCGCCTCTCTTTTTACAGCATCGGCGAATCCCTGCCAGATGGTCCAACAAAAACTGGACTTGAGCTCTTAGATGAAAGAGTGTCTAACCTAATCACAGCTATCGGAGCAGCAATACTATGAGCCCTACTACAATTCCTGGAAACCTTATCTTACAATCCCAATCATCTAATGATCCGTTGCTGGATCTTAATACGCAACCAAGTCTTGACTTACAGTTTGCCACCAGTAAGACGCTGGATGATCGGGTTAGCGGACAGAACCTGATTACCTTTGATCGCAACTCCAGTGGTACGTATGTGGACAGTCAAGGTGTTATTCAGATGGCTGGGCACAATCTGCTCACCTACAGTGAAGAGCTTGATAACAACGTAGCTTGGACAAACCTATCTATTGTTGTGGATGACAACAGTACCACAGATCCTAACGGTAATCTAACTGCTGACTTGCTGACAAGATCTGCCAACCAGTCACTTGCGTACCAGCTATCCCCAGCAGCGGGTACATACGTGTTTTCAGTTTACGCTAAGGCTGGCAGCAGTAATTTTGTCACTCTCGGCAGCTCTTTTATTTATAGGGGGAGTGCTGTAACTTTTAATTTGTCTACTGGCACCCCAGGAAATGTCGTTAATTATTATTCTGGGACTGATGCAACTATCGCAGTATCAAACCCAATAATGACTGACGTAGGAAATGGATGGTGGAGATGTCAAGTCAATGTGAATCATACTACGGCCAGGGCTGTTCATGTTGAGCCTGGTGACTTAACTAATACAGCAGCAAGCGCTTACTTCTGGGGCGCCCAGCTAGAAGTAAGTGGCAAAGCGTCTCCATACATCAAAACAACCAACCTCCCATCTGCTGCACCCCGTTTTGACCACGATCCAACGACGAATGCAAGTCTTGGGTTGTTGGTTGAGGAGAGTAGGACTAATGAAATTCCTTACAGTGAAGATTTTACTACTTGGGGTTTATTTGACACAGGTGATACTTTAACTTCATCCGCACTTACATCTCCAGACGGTACATTAACCGGAACATTATTTGCTCCAGATAACACAAGCGGTCTTCACATCGTCAGGCAATCCTACACATTTCAAGGTGGAACTACTTACACTTTGAGTGTGTTTGTCAAAGAAGGTGGACGTAGATATATGCATCTTGCAGCAGGTGGATCAGCACTGGGATTTCCATCATACGATTATCGAAGAGGTATTTTTGATTTGCAAACAGGAAGTGTAAACTCCACTCCACTTAACGGATTTGCTGATATTAAACCTTTTTCAAATGGCTGGTACAGATGCAGCATAACTATTACACCTCCTGCTGGTGGAGCGGCTAATTTTGACTTATATCACGCTGATACCACGACTCCGACAATTAATACCGTTACAGATGGTAATGGTACAGACGGCATCTACATTTGGGGAGCCCAACTAGAAGCAGGCGCCTTCCCCACCTCCTACATCCCCACCAGTGGCTCAACGGTACCACGTGCGGCAGATAATGTAAGTATTACTGGGAGTAATTTTAGTAGGTGGTATAGCCAGAGTGAAGGCAGTACGCTTATTAACTATAATGCACCAAACGCTATAATTGATACTGACTATCCTCGCCTATTCGCGTTTAATTCTGGATTTGCAACAGATTTCAGCGCGTTTGCATTCAATGGTGTAAATAATAGTATGTTTGTAAATTACGTTACTGGATCTTCTACTAAGTTAAGTGTATCAACTACTCTACCAAAGAATTCTAACGGCACTGCAGCATTAGCTTATCAAGATAATAATTCTATTGCTTTCCTAAATGAAAACTCTAGTACACAAGGTAGAACTGTTGGACCCATGAGCACGATTCTAAATAGGCTTGACATTGGTGGAGATTCAGAGTTCTCCTCTCGGATGTTAAATGGTACCATCGCCCGCCTCACCTACTACCCCTACCGCCTACCCGACTCCACCTTGCAAACTATTACCTCATAAGAACGATGACCTGGAAAACTACAAACACCGCCAAAGGTGGCAATAAACTTTATAGTGATGCTAAAGGTATCCTTCCAAGTCTTGATCTACGATTTGCCGAAGGTAAGAACTTAAATGATTACATCACTGGTAAAAATTTGATTACTTTTAGTCGTGACACTAGCAGTGGTAAAAGTGCTGGTACGTATGTTGGCAGTGATGGGTTGATTAAGAACAGTGCGGTTAATTTGGTTACGTATAGCCAAGATTTCACAAACTCATATTGGGAGGGCAACAGTAATGTAACAGCTAACACTGATGTTGCACCTGACGGAAATTTAACCGCTTCTACCTATAGCTCAAATGGGGCTCAGTTGGCATCTAGTTTTATTCCAATTACTTCAAACACAAATTATACTAGCAGTATATACATTAAAAAGACAACGGGAAGAACCTATACTGCAGGTTTAACTCTAAACTATGACGGAGGCGTACAGTATGGCATCCTGTTAAATACAAATGATGGCACCACTTCTCCAGGGAGTTTTACTCTTCCTACAGTTGCTGTAAGTTCTGCTGGTAATTTTTGGAGAATTTCTTTAACTGCAAACTCTGGCAGTACAGTTAATGTCAGAGTTTATCTTTATCCAAATATAAATTCTAGTGCTGCTACTGCAACAGGGCAGCAAGTCGTTTGGGGCGCCCAACTAGAAGAAGGCAGCACCGCGTCTCCATACATCAAAACCACCAACCTACCATCTGCTGCACCACGATTTGACCACGATCCAACGACGAATGCAAGTCTTGGATTGTTGGTGGAGGAGGCTAGGACTAACTTGCTTGAATATTCTGAAGAAATTGATAACAATTATTGGGGTAAAAATGCAATACAGCCTTTTGGTAGCGGTTCTGTTGCAAACGCAACAACCGCACCTGACGGAACAGAAACTGCTGATCTTATTAAAGAAGATACCACAACAGCGTCTCATTTTGTTCGCAAAGAAGCTAATCTGGCCGTGGCATCAACCAAATATGCTTACAGCGTATATGTAAAAAACATAGATATAGATTACGTCACTTTGTCTTTTCGTGGAGCTCCCAACAATTACGCTTCGGCTACATTTAATTTAACTGGATCTGGTTCTTTAAGCTCTTCTGCCGCTGCTGGAGCTGGATTTGCAGTAGATACCACTAACACCAAGATTTTTGATGTAGGAAATGGTTGGTTTCGTTGTGTTTTAACATTTACAGCAGGATCAAGTGTTTCGTCTCAATCGTTTTTTATTGCGCTAAGCGACAACGGTGTTCTTAATTTAAATGGAATAACATCTTATGCAGGTACGGAAGCTAGTTTATACATCTGGGGCGCCCAACTAGAAGCCGGATCCTTCCCCACCTCCTATATCCCCACAAGCGGATCAACAGTAACCCGTGCTGCTGATGAGGCAAGTATTACTGGGACTAACTTCAGTCGTTGGTATAACCAGAGTGAGGGGACGTTCCTGGTCTCTCATGACCCTACTGGCAAAACTGGCGCCCCTAGATTGCTCGGCGGTGGATCCGTGCAAAATGCCTGGATTGAAATCTTTAGTTCAAATAATTATAATGCGTTAAGGTCGAATA